ACTGAAAAATCAAAGTATTTGTTTTCAATAACATTATCCCTTATAATACTTCTTACTATTTTTTTAACCGATTCTTTTAATTCGATAGATTTAAAATCAAATTCTTGGTTGGTATATAAATTAACTTCTAAATTAAAAAATGATTTTTTTCCGTGGGATATCCCACTTGTTCTTAAATCCAAATCAACAATACTATTTTCTTTAAAAAGACTTGTATCAATTGAATTAAATACGGAATGTTTGATTTCTCGGTTTAAATTACACACGACCCTATTCCAATTGTCGTGGTCAAATTTGGGAGATACCCATGATTGAATGTTTATGTATAATGATTTTAAATTTTTAGAATCTACAGTACCATACACCGATTTTATCGGACTGAATAGATTTAACTTTACACTTTTTCCTTTTTTCATTAAATTTCATTGATGTCAATGTTTATTGTTTGTTAAAACATAACACAAATTATACCCATTGTCAAAAATTTTTAAAAAATTGTGATATTTGTAATAATATGCTAATAGTAAAAATAAAAAAAGACGGAATAGAAAAGGCCTTAAAAACTTTAAAATCTAAAGTTATTAAAACTAAACAAAATCAAATTCTATTTGAAAAAAAAGAATTTGTTAAAAAATCTGTGGTAAGACGATCTCAAATATTAAAAGCGTCGTATGTTCAAAAAGTAAAAAATTCTTTAAATTGATTCTTCCAAGTTCTTTAACTTAAGGAAATTCAATTGGTCAAACTTTTCAGTTTTTAACCTATCTATGGTTTCAGACAATTTTGTCTTTAATTCAAACTCCTCTTCTTTTTCTAAGATGATATTAAGTTTGCCAATAGCACTTTCACGAATAGTTTCAAATTTGTCTTCAAGAGATTTAGAATCTTCAGAGATTAATTGAAGGAATTCTTTTTTAGATGACTCATCAAGATTATCGACATATTTGTTTAAAGTTTGATTTGCAATACTAACCATTGATTTCAATGGAATATTAATAGATTCTTTAACAATATCATTTGTTGAGGTTAACACACTTGTAATATTTTTTTTAGAATTTACTCTCTCTAACAAATTTAATTTATTTGTATAGACAAGAGCATCAATGTCAGAATATTTGTTCTTAACATTCTCTGATAAAGGTTTTGGTAATTTAATACTTGGCAGTAATTGTTGGATTAAACTAATACCTTCTTCTAAAAAGTCTTTAGCGTCAGATTCGTTTAGTCCTTGAGGTGTGCTCAATTGTTCGTATAAAGAATACAATTTAGACATGGTTTTGTTGTTCAAAACATTATGTTTGAATTCTTTTAGCGATTTCTTGAATTCCTTTTCATCTTTGTAGGATTCAATTAGATTGTTTTCAATTATGGATTTGATTTTTCCGAAAGTCATTATGGTGTGTTTTCAATATAAATATTAGGAGTTTAGTAACTTATCCAATTCTTTTGAAATTTCTCCTAAAGATTGTTGACCTTGACCTAAATCTAAAAATGTTGACCCCTCTAATAAGTTACTTTCAATCAATAAATTCATGTTTTTCATTCTTGATTCTGGAGTAACTGCGGCTTCTCCACCTTCAGGTGCCCCACCTTCAGGTGCCCCACCTTCAGCTGGTGGTGCAACTTCTTCTCCACCTCCCGCAGGTGGTGGTGCGGTTTCAAATCCTGCTCCACCTCCAAATGATTCTTCACCACCTGTAGTTGTTGCTGCGGTTGTTGCGGTACCTCCTGTGGTATTACCATAAAGTTTATCTATATTATCAAATAAACCTGTCTTAGTGATAACTGTAGGAGTTGCTTTAAGTTCTTCACCAACAGCTCTTTCAATTCTTTGTTGTTGTAAATCTAATCTAATTTCTTCGTCAGACCAATTAAAGATGTGTTTCTTAGCCCAAGTAGAAGATGTAGGTTGAATACCGTTTCCTGGATCTGAAACTAAATCTTTATACAATAAAACTTTTTCTTTCCATACATCAATTTTTAATAAGTCTGCTTGTGTAGATGGGTTAGACAAACCTAATGTAAAGTTTTGTAACTCGTCCTCAAACCCTAATAAGAATAAATGAACAATTGCAATTTTATTTAACTCGGCAATCATACTTTTTTGAATTCTGTTGATTGTACGAGCAAAACGAATATCTTGTAATGATAAATTTTTACCATCACCTACAACTTCTTCAAAACCTAAAAATGCTTTAGGAACACGAAGAGCTGTTAATAATTTCTTTTGGATATATTCTATATCGGCAATCTCTGATAAGTTAGTTGCTCCTGGTAATGTTGTAATTGGGTCTGGTGCTGCTGGGTCACGAACAGGGATAAAATAATCTTGATCTACAGCCATTTGGTTAAACCTCATATCAACATTTCCTGTTTTAGCGTCAACAATTTGTTCTCTTTTGAATTTGTTTGCAACACGGTTTACGTATGCTTCAACATCATCATCATTCATGTTACCGACAAAGACTTTAAACATTCTTCTTTCAGGTGCTCTTGATGTACGATAGATTAACATTGCATCTTCAGATAACAATAATTGTTTCCATATACGTCTTGCCTTTTCTAACATGGAAGTGCCATAAGGAAGTTTTCGGTCATCACCTAATAATCTAAAGTGAGCAACTTCCCATGATTGGAATTCCATATTTCTGTTTTTCCAAGTAAAATGAAGAGCCTTTTTATTCTCATCTTTTTCTTGTGTAATATCCACAGTAATTTTTGCGCTAACTCCAACCTCATGACGTTCAATTTCAATTGTTGGTAATTGTTGACAACCAATAATACCCTTTTCAGGGTCTAATTTAAGATAAACAAAGTTATCACCATACTTACAAGTGTTTCTTGTCCACATTGGTAAGTTGGTGTTAATATCAAGTGCGTTGTTGAATAAATCGGCTAATACAGATTTAATACGTTTTGATTCAGAATAAATTTGAAGGATAAAACCATCTTCATTTGTTGTTGTAGATTCTTCAGAATATATGTCTAATGCGGCTGAAATCTCAGGAGTGTACTCCATTGATTCGTAATCGTACTGAGCAGATAATCTTGATGGTTCATAGTAAATGGCTTGAGAATATAGGTTGTTTTCAACCTTAGCCCATTGGTTTGTTAAATAAAATGTTTGTTGCGCTTGAAGTTTTTCTCTTTCATAATCATCACGATTTGGAGTACGCAAAAGTTCTTTCTTATCAAACTTAAAAGTTGGATAATCTTGTTTTAATAATGAATTAGGTCCAAATGTTTTTGACAGCCTCTGCCATACCGTAAGATTATTATCGCTCATATGTTAAATTTACTAATTACCTTGATAATATAAATAGTTAACGAGATCCAAATAACCAACCGTATTTTTGATAGTCGGCCTTAGTTGCAGCCCCATTATTATTTAAATTATTGTCTCTTCCCATTTGTGGAACCATTGGATTAAAAAAGTCGGAAGAGTTTTTATTTTCATTCACAGTTGTTGCCCATGAATTTATCATCGCCTTTGTATGATTCGTAACTTTTTCTAAAGATTGGAATGATTTTTCTGCAACATATAATGCCATAGAAACACCCATAATACAGTCATCGTGATGTCCTTTTTGATGGTCAGGTCTTCCATTGATATAAATAAATGTATTCATTTCATTGTATAATCTATTTGAATATACTTTAAACCCATGCCTTACACCCTCTTCAAACGCTGCAATAATTTGAACTCTTTTTGAATTAAAATTAATCCCTGGTATTTTATCATTTATTTTTGGGTCCCATTTCCACTTATTACTTGTATCAACATTATCAACATATAATCCAGCTTGATAATTTAACTCTTGTAACTTTCTTGCAGTAGAAATACCCATACCACCTGTGATGTCAATAACACAATAAGCATTATACATTGTTCCCCATTTATATGCAATTTCTGCTAATACATCAGGTGGGATTTTTGCAACGTATTCTAACACTTGTTCTCTTTCATCAAAATCAATGATTTGAATACACGAGAAGTCTTCAGAGTCACCTCTTGATACATCCACACCCATTACATATTTGTGACCGTTTACGGGTTCTTTAAATATCCATAATGAACCACCCATAAGTTTAGCTTGAGGCTCACGTAAAGTATTTTTGGCAATACCTTGCATCAATTCTGATTCAAATACATTATCACCTGAACCCAAGAAGTTACATTCCAATTCCTGAGCAACTTTTCTTCGGTCAAACTTTAACTTCTTAACCATACTTTCAAACCATGATGAACATGGTTTATATCCCTGACTAATGTAATCAGTTACGATTGAATGGTCTCTGTCATATGGATTTTCCATTGACAAGTTAATAATATCCTTATCAGTATATTCTTCTCTATTTAATAAAAAATGAACCAAATCGTTTGTTTTAACCATATACAAATCTTTTGTATATCTTGGGTCACGATACCAAAACATCTCAGATATTTTGAAATCATTCATATTCCTTAATGATTGGTCGTAAATCTCATAGTAAATTTGGTCATATCCGTTTGGAGTAGATACTACAATTACTTTACCCCCTGTTGATAGGGATGCCATACACGCAGACCAAAAATCTGAGTCCGCTTCAATAAACGCCGCCTCGTCAAAAACAAGAATTGTTGGAGTATAACCCCTCAAAGCATCTTTTGATGTTGCAACAGCCTTAACTTCACAATTATTATTAAGTTTAAAGTGTCTTTGGGAGTTTTTTTCTTTTGAGAATGAAATACCAACCCACGCGGGCCATTGTTCAGTAAACCCTCTAACCTTGTTAGCCATCTCCATTGATGTGTCTAACTTGTTGGCAATAATAAGGATTTTTTCAGGTTTGTTCTTTTGGGCAAATGCCAATTTTTTTGATATCCAAGCGGCGGTTACTGTTGATACACCTGCCTGACGATACTTTAATGCAATGTTCTCATTGTATTTGTCGTAATCTTCAATTAAACTAACTTGGTCTGGGAATAAATCTAATGGGACGTATTTTGATACGGTATTATCGTATGTCTGTAAATAAGTTCGAAGTGCGTAAGGAGTATTCCTCATGCACTTCGTTAATTCTATAATAAGTTGTTCTCTATTCACAAAATGTTATTTAGGTAATGATATACCTAAACCACCTAAAAAGTCATCTAAACCATCATCTTCATCCTCATCTGAATCAATATTTTCCTCTTCTTTGTAGTTTTCAAATTCTTCTTTCATTTGAATAGCTTCTTTCATAATTTCTTCAAATCTTGAAGTTGCTTTTCTAACTTTTGAAGAATCTTCAGAGATGGCATTTCCAATAATTTCTAAAAACTCTTGTGCTGGTATTTGGTATAACAATATATGGAACCAGTTTATTAGTCCTTTATTATCTTGGTCGTACATTTTATCGGGTAATGCAAATCTAATTTTTTCAACTATTTCAGGACCGATTCTTAATTGCATTGGTTCGTTAGATAAAATGTCTGTTTGACCTTGTACTTTTTGACGAAGACCTGGCTCTTTTGGTAGTCCGTGTCTACCTTTAGCTTCTTCTAATCCTTTAATAATTTCATGACAAAGAATTGGGAAAATCATACCTGTGGCCATGATTTTTGTGTCGGATTGTGATTCACCTTCTTCACCATCTTCATCTTCATCGGCGTCACCTAATTCAACTTTACCTGCAACACCTTGACCTGTTTGACTCATCATTTCAATCATTTGCTCCATACTAAAATACATGAAATCATTGATTGCCATGATACCCAAATAATCTCTATATAAAGACGGGTCAATTGCATCTAATCTCGATTTAATTTCAGGTTTTTGGAAAAGGTAATGTCCTTTTTTTGCAGCACCTTGAATAATTGCGTTGATAATGTTTCTTTTGTGTTTCTCTAACTCTAAAATTTCTTCGTCAGTTAAATCTTCAACATCAAAAGATGGAAATTCTAAAGGTTGTTCTTTTTCTTCCTCATCTTCTTCTTCATCTTCAGGTTCAAATCTAAAATTACCAGTATCTGGCATACCTAAAGTCGCCTCGATTTGGTACCAATCTGCAGGAACTTCGGCCTCATCTAAAGACGCCTCTATTGCCAACTCTATGAGTTCATCCTTGTGAGCGCTCTCAATTCTCATAATATTAGGAAGTTTTCTCATCATTTCTTGATAAACCATTCCTTGAACTTGTCTTGAACTAAGGTCTTGAATACCTGTAACCTCTCTTAATTTATCAGCAACTTTTTGAAATCTTTTACTAACCAATCTTTGAACATCCTGAGGACCTTTTGTCATTGCAGGATTTGTTGCATAAAGTCCTTCAGGACTTGCTAACTTTCTTTCTAAGTTTGGGTCCATTCTTTCAGGTGTATTCCCGTAATCAATTTGTTCGTTAATTTTCTTTGCCATAAATTATTTCTTTAATAAGTTCATTATCACATCAATCACTTTATCTTTAGCCTGTTCAGGAGAAACTTTTTTTGCCTTTGGAGCAGGATTCTCACCAGGGTTTGGATTTTTACCAGGATGAGATGGTCTTGGTCTTGTATCAGGTTTTGTACCAGGTTTTGTTGGTGCTGGTTTTGTTGTTGGTGCAGGTGAGGTTTGTTGTTCCTTTGTTTCACTCTTTTTAGCCTTTGGAGCAGGATTCTCACCAGGGTTTGGATTTTTACCAGGATGAGATGGTCTTGGTCTTGTATCAGGTTTTGTACCAGGTTTTGTTTTTGGTTTTGTTGGAGCAGTTGTTGGTTCTGATTCTGAAAGAACCTTCATTAAATCTCCTTTTGTAATTCTTGGGGGTATATGTTTTTCCACTATTCTTTCTATTTGAGTTTCCAAGAACAAAGATACAGGATTTTTCCCTTCTTTCAATTGTTTTTTTACTTCTCTAACACATCTTTCCCATTTTCTTGATTTTTTAGGTCCAACTTGTGAATGACAAATAGCCCAAGGATTTGGACCATCTTTTTCTTCCATCATTCCCATACCATCCGTTTCATCACCAAATCCATCATCTGATGAAGGACCTACTTGATGAGGGTCTTGAGTCTCAGTATCTTTATTTGGGTCTAAAGTTACTTCTTCTTCTTCATCCAGTTCTTTTTCATAAACTTGAAATGGTTTTTTTTCACTTTTTAATTTACTAATTGTCTCAGCATCTGTTTTTGATACCATTGTTTCTTCAACAAATAATTTTTTATGTAATACATTAATCTGTGATTCAGTTAATTTACTAACTGTTTTAGATGATAAACCTTTATCAATCAATTCAAGGGCTTTTTTATTAACTTTCATATATTAACTTTTTTTCAAATTCTAAAATCAAATCTCTTTCGTAGAGTTTATCTTTAATTTCTTGCTCGGTACTTCCAAATCTAAACACCATTCTTTTTTGTCCTTCAGATTCTTCAGTTTCCCAGGCTAACGCAACAACATCATCTATTGCGTCTATCATACAAAAAAAATCGGAGTTCTGAATCAATTCCAATTTTAAATCAGTATTTCTCAGAACTCCTACTTTCTTAATGTATTGTAATTCAGGTGGAGTTGGATAACCGTTGGAAGGTTTACTCTCCCAAGATTCTCCCCAAACATCCAAACTATCTGAAAA